CACCTAGACTACCAGAGTTTTCAAAGTCTAAATAGAATCCATTTGTGCCAAAGGTTAAACCAGATACATCAATGGGTTTCCATATTCCTGTATCTTCGTCAAACTCTCCAAATGATGTTGGGTCTAGTGCTTGTCCATCAATAAAACAAACTTCTGCCATGTAGCCATTATAAACTTGACCACTTATTCTTCTTCCGATTCTATGTTCATAATTTCCATTTAAATAAGTATCTTTATTTTGTGCTGGATAATTTGCAGTATTAAATGATGTAATTTGTTCTCCATTAATATAACCTTTTACTCTATCTGATGCAGTTGCTTGTGCAGAATCATAAGCAACTACAAAATGATACCATGCACTTATATCTCTTATTAATTGACTAGACCATAAATTCATCACACCACCAGAACCTTCATCTTGTGATGCTAAAATTAATCTTTCGCTACCATCTATTCCAAGAGAAAAATATTGAGAACCTGAAGCACCAGCTTCTATCAAAGATGTCCAAGTAGCTGGTATATCAGATTTTTTAAACCAACAACTCCATGTCCATTTTTTTGTGTTTCCAGCACTACTAGGTGTTCTTGATAAATAATCTGAACTACCATCATCAAATCTTAATGAGTTAGCAACTTCATATTCTCCAGCTAGAGCCGAGCCTACATTTCCTGTTGCAATAGTTGGTAGCATTAATTCTCCAATGTTGGAAATTCGCCTAATGGTCTTGTGATTACAGGATTAGATTCTGTTCCTGTGTTTGTGTATTCGTATAAAGTTTTTAAAGCATCTACATCACTTGCACCATCAATCGCAGTTTCCATTTCGTTTGATTTAGTTCTTACATCTGCTCTAAATGTTGAGATATTACTTGGCACAGAATAATCAGCAACTTCACTTGCTTTTACTACATACCAATCTGTTGGTGCTAATAAACCTGATGCTTGTTGTTTTACAATTCTTTTCTTTTGTGTTTTTAATCCCTCAACTTTTACATCTCCAACTTCTTTGTCATCAGGTAAGTCTCCATTATCTGAATCTTCTTGTGTCCATAAACTATCTTCTAATTGTTTTGCAGTTGCAGTTCCCCAAGATTCTGTGACTTGACCATCTGCAAACGTGTAAGATGAATCTGTATTATTATAATATGCTGGGTCTTTATAGTTTGTTTTATCTACTACTATTTCATAAATACCAATAGCTTCTTTTTCTGATTGTGACCATAACTGAAATATTTTAGCTGGGTATCTTACATCTCCTATCACAACTGATTTAGGAAAATTGATGTATTGTGTAATATTGTTATCTTCTACTATTGCCCACATATTTTAACTTTCACTTAAATTTAATGTTCTACCTACTTCTTGCCAAACTGAACCATTGTATCTAAAGACTAATATATCAGTTTTACCATCTGTTGAAGTAAATGTTGGTGCAGTTGATGCTGCAAATTCAAATACAGTATTAAAAGCTATTGTGTGTGCGCCATTATAATTTATTTCTAAACAAATAAAAGCACCCTCAACAGGATTAGTTGGTGCAGAGAATGTAGTATTTTCTGTTGTTAGATGATATGCGTTTGGTTTTGCTTGTGTGTCCCATGCTACAGCATTTGATGATGATGTTAATGCTTGTTGTGGAATATAAGCTAAATCGTTAAATTTAATTGTACCACTTCCTTTTGCAGTAAATTCTAAACCAATATTTGTATCGTCTCCTGTTGCAGATAAAACAGGATTATTTCCTGTTGCAGCATTTGTAATTGTAAATTCATTAACTGCTGACCCTGTTTCTACAAATTTTAATAATTCTAAAGTACCATCGCCAATAGCATTTCCATTAACATCTAATTGACCACCTAATTGTGGAGTAGTGTCATTTACTAAATCTGCTACAACCGAACTATCAAGCCAATCTACTGTATTTGCAGTAGTGTTAATATTTGCTAAAGATATGTCATCAGCACCATCATAAAATTTTAATGTGTTAGCAGTTGCACCCCCAGATGTATCTAGCCAGATTGTACCAGCTACTGCACCACTTGGTCTTGAAGTACCAGAATTAGATGAGTTTATTGCAGATAAAACATTGTTTAAATCAGTTCTAAACGATGGGAATGATTGGTTAGCTATATTATAATCGTGTTGTGCCATAATTTCTTATACTCCTTTTAATGTCCCTTTGCAATATAATCAAAAGTTTTTGAAACTCCTGTATCAGAACTATTGAAAAAAGCTACATCAAAACCATTAATTGTTTTATTGGAAACTGTAAAATAATCTCCTGTTGCCATTCCTTGTCCTGTAATTCCTACAGCATAATTAACAGATTTGAATGGGTTTGTAAATGTCACTGTATAACTACTTGTACCTGAACTTATATCATTTCCACTAAATATTCTATCTTGCATATCTATTGTCACTGTCACTTGTGATACAACTGGTGTAGATGCACCATCTCTTGAAATTAAAACTACTCTAAATTTAAAAAATCTGGCTTCGTATTCTCCAATTACAAATGTTCTAAAATCTGTGTATGTTGTATTATCATCTGAAGTTGCAATCTCAATATGTGCATTACAGTTTGCTGGTGTATCTCCATCAAAGTTAGAACTAGCATCGTCAAAATCTCCACTTCTATTATCAAATAAGTCATCAGGATTATCTGATGTTTGAGTTAATGATGCAGTAATTCTAGCAGTATGTTTAGCACCTATATCAATAACATTTGCAAACTCATAATTACCACTTGAATAAAAATCAGAATTAGCAACACCTGAATCAAAAAATCTAGTTGTTTCATCATCAAAATTTCCACTAGCAGAATCAAATAATTCTGAAGAATCTAACTCAATCGCACTATCTGTAATAACTGTATTTGTCAAAGTTCCAGCAAATGATGGGTGTTCTGATTGCGTTGCTACTGCATTAAAATTTAAAGCACTTGTGACATTTGAAATAATTGCAGTTGCATTAGAACTAAAGTTTCCTAATTTATCTACTGCTTTAATTAAATATGTTCCTGTTCTAGCTGGTACTGAAATAGATGTAGCTGGTCTTGATACTTTCTCAACTAATGCTACCGAGTTTTGCCAATCAGCAGTTCCATCTGTTGCTTCTGAAAATCTTAAATTATAATATGCTAAATCTAAATCAGGTATTTGTTCCCAAGATAAATGTGCTTCTTGACCTAGAATATTACAAGATAAACCAGTGACATCTGATGGTGGTGCAATAGCACCTACAATAGTTCTTGAAGCTGATACATAAGTTGATGATACTCCTAATGTATTAACTGCTTTTACTCTTACATCATAAGTTGATTGGTCTATTACGTTTAAGACTCTATGATTTAATCCTGACCCTTGTGCATAAATAATATAATTTGAATCTGTATTTAATTTATATTCTACTTGATAAAAATCTATAAATGAATCTGTACTTGCACCAATACTAATATCTAAAGCTACAATTACAGTTCCATCATTATATTCAATAAGTTGGTCAGATAAAGTCACACTTGCTGGTGGTTGAATATTAAATGGATTAGGTAAATTTGTTGTAGGAATTGTTGCTTGTTGTGTTTTTGTTGCCCAAGTATAATGAGTAGCTTGATACTCAACAAGAGATAATCCTATTGTGTAATCTTCATTAAATGTAATACCCATAACTCTAAAAGGTTTTGCAGAAAAACCTAATGAACTATGTGTGATATTTACAATATCTCCTATGGCCAAATCATAAGCATCAAAGCTAACATTTAATCCTAATGTAATTGCTTCTCTTGATCTTCTTAAAATAACTTCTGCCATTTCCTCTGCTTGATATGGAGATGTAATTGTTTTAAATGTAAATCTACCCTCTAATAAGAATCCACCATCAGCAGTTTTCATAGTTGCGTGTTGATCTGCACTTGGCAAACTACTATCATCTATTGGTGGAAATTGAACTTCATCGACTTGGTAATTTCTATCAGGATTAACAAAACCAACTATAACTCTGTTATATCTTTCATTTTTTGTTGGAATAGATAAATTATATCCACCTATAATATCATCTTCTGTAAGTGTTATTGATGCACTTCCTGTTGTTTCTATAATTAGTTTATATTTACCAGAAGTATAAGGAAGATAACCTCTACAACCTTTTAATAGTTCTCTAACATTATCTATAATTTTTTGTGATGTATCTAATACTGTGTTTGTATCAAATATATTAATATTACTTGCACCTGAATATGGCTCTACTTGTGTTTCACAAACTACTGAAGAATCATAAAAAGATTGTAAATCTATTTCAGAAATAGCAATACCTTTTCCATATCTTTCGTTTGTTAAATAATCTAATAAACACCAAGCTGGATTAGTTGAATGTGCTGATGCTTGTGCAACTAAACTAGAATTATAACTTACTACTTTTTTACCTTTTATTTTAGCTTGAACTTTAGGTATTCCAGTAAATGCGTCTTGATTCCATTTAAACCTTAATGCTAAATAACATACACCTCTTAATCTATGGTTAGTTCCCCAAGATGATAATGTAGATAATAATGTTGATGCAGTTTGACTATCTGTACCAAAATGAGGTTCTACTCTAATTAAACTTTCTGAATTTTTATAAAAATTACTATCTGAACTATTTACTTCTACTGCACTTCCATCTGATAATGCACTTGCCCATGTGACAACTTTGTCATCTATTCTTATTTCTTCTATTGAGTTTATCTCTCCCTCTGCCATAGCGATGGCCATATATAAATAGGTATTATCTGTTCCTGAAGTTTCCATAAAGACTCTAGTACCACCAATAAGTCTTTCTCCATAAATAACAGGAAGATTTGCGTCATTAGATTGTTTATTTAATAATATACCTCGTTCAAAATCATCAAATTCATTTGTACCAAAATCTTCTATTTCAGGAACTTTCGGTCTTAATACCCATGACATAAAAAGAGTCACACCTAATGAAACTAATGGATTTGAAAGAAATCCAAATACTTTAGATTTTGTTATAGCTTTTACTATTCCACCGAATCCACCAAATCCCATTATGCTCTACCCCATTTAATGTCTTGAACTGTTTGCGATGCAAAGTCCATACCTACATCATTTGCAAAAAATCTTTGTTGTGATGTGTTATTTGTTTTACGACCATTTTTCTTTTCAAAGTCTGCCCAATTAGAAACTACTGATAATCCAACTGCACTACTATTATCACTTTCACTTATTTCAAAACTTTCTATTTTACCTCTATATAATAAAAATGGGTCAGAGATTAATGCACTAGAACTATCTAAAAATCCTCTATAAATATCTACATTATCATTAACAATATTCTCATTTAAAACAGTTGATATAAATGTTTGGTCAGCACCAGATAAATTAATATTAACACTTGATTTAGTTATATCTGTTTCTTCTGTATGATTGGAAATACCTAATATAAAATCACTTGCATTATAAGTGACCGATGAGCCTGATACTGATGATGTTAGTGAAAATGAACAATCTGTGAGATTAACAGGAGTAGCAAAACCAATAGTGATAAGATGTACTGGTCTAATATCATTAGTCGCTAGTTCTGTCTTTACTGCTGATGTTAGGCTTCTCGTCATATTCTTCGTAATTTGTTTGTGTTATACTTTCTGTACCTTTTAACATAGTATATTCAAATTTGCTATTAGGTTTCTTGTAATCCTTTAGATCATTAATACTAGCATCTATTTCATTTTCATTAACAATAATTTCAGCAATAAAATCGGCAGTTATCTTGTGGGTTATTTTATATTTTTTCACTATAAAGATTCTTCTACATCAAATTCAAATTGGTACAAAGAATTTCCATCTTTATCTGCACCTACAACTCCAAATTCTTGAATATCATTAGTTAAATAAACTGTAAAAGGAACATTATCATATTGTATGTTTGATGATGAAATTGTTGTTGTTAAAGGTGGTTCAATAGTAAGTGAGCCTGTTGAAATATCTGATTGATCTGCAACGACCATATATATTTTGTCATGTGAAGCAAATTTAATAAAATCTCCAGCTTTTAATGTGCCTGTTCCTGTTCCACCTAATGTAATTGAAGTAGCACCAGCAGATGCAGTACCATGAGGAGTACCACTAGCAGTTCCTCTTGCATCTTCGACTTCAGGTGGGATTATAGTAAAGTTTTCTTTTCCTGATCTTTGTTTAATAATAAATGCCATAAGATCGCCATAAACATCACTTCTTTTTGCAGTTATAATACGAGCAGTAAAACCAAATCTTTGACCATCTATTTGTCTTGCAAGTTTCTTACCTGATTGTGATTTTGATATAATTGTATTTTGAATAGACTTTATTCCTAAAGATTCAAATTTAGCAGTTGATATTGGAAAAGCACCTGACATTAGATTAGATTTTTACTCCCTCTTTCATTAACTGCGTTATTAATTATTTGTGTAATAGTTCCTCTGTTTCTTACTAATAGATCATCAAAACCACTTGCGTCTAAAGTATTAATATTAAAATTAACTGTTGTTTGTCCACCACCAGTTCCTCTAGCTGATTGTGTTATTTGTCCTGTTTGATTTGGTATAAATAATTCTGCACCTCTTTCTCCAACTACAACTGGTTGTCCTTTTGATACTGCACCACCTTTAGCAAAACCTAAAAAAGAACTTGCCATTCTTACTAATGAACTTCCCATACTATCGCTACCACCAGCACTAGCTGCTTGTTGTTTTCTTTTTTCATCTGTAATAAGTTTTTCAATAGATAATTTTTTTAACAGTTCAACAGTTTGTGCGTGTTCCATAGCAATCTGTATTGATTGTCTTGCTATCTGTTCAATTAATATTGCAGTAATTCTTGCTAAAACATTTAATGCCATATTTCTTAAAGTGTCAGATAGTTTTTCTCCAAATATTAATGATTTTGATAGTGCTTGTGACATTTTTGTAATACCATCACTAATACCCTCTGCAATTATCATTCTAATATTTTCTTTTTTCTTTTTAATATTTTCTAATACACCATTATTAAGTTCTTTAAATTTAGCAATAGCTTTTTCAGTAGCAGTTGGAATTCTAATACCTAATTCACTTGATGCGTTATATAAAAATCCATCTACTTCTTCTACTTCTTTTTTTATAAACTGCATTTGTTTATGCAAATCTCTTGCATCAGGTAAAACATTTTTTATACCATCAGCAAAATCATTAAAATTTTGTTCTAAATCTTCAAATAATTTATCTATACCTTTAAATGCTACAAATATTGCACCACCTTTTGCTAACATAACTGCAAGACTTTTTAAACTTTTGACAGACAATAAACTAGCTAAAGAAAATTTAGCCATTTGTTTTGCGGCAAATCCAATAGCTTTTCCCAAAGATATAAATAATGAAACAACTTTAATAGCAATAAGTCCTTTAATAACTATTGCAAATTTATCCATATTGTCTTTTAAAATAATTACAAAATCAGCAACTTTTTTTACTGCTAAACCTAAAGCTATTCCTATATCTTGTGCTATGCTATCTATTTGTTTTGAGTTTTCTTCCAAAAATTTATCTAATGCACCAAACTCTTTTTTTAAAGTTTCGAATAATCCAGCTTCTAAAATAGTTTTCTTAAAACTAAATACTTTATCTCCAATCATTGATAAAGTTCCTGTAAATGTTTCTGCTAATTCATCAGTAGCTTTTCCAAATCTTCCACCTTTACCAAAAACTTCTTCAAATCTTTTTACTGTTGCTTCAATAGAAACTGTTGCACCAGCTTGGAATCCAAGCATATTTCTAACACCTTTTTCTCTAAATAAATCTGCTGCACCTATACCAGCACTAAATGATCTTTGTATTTGTTCTGCTGTTGTTCTAAAATCTAATCCTGTCACTGCCGCAACATTACCAGTAATCTCTAACATTTTTTGTAGATCATTTGCATTGTCTGTGACAGTTGCTAAAATACCTGAACCTGATTGTATTTCTTCAAGAGAGAATGGAACTTTAGATGCAAATTTGACCATATTATCAAATGCTTTTGCACCCTCATTTGTATCTTTAAGTAAAAATTTTAATCTGACTCTTAAATTTTCTAATTCTTTTCCAGTATTAACTAAATTTCTAATAACTAAACCAGCACCTAATCCAATAAAAGCATTTTGTAAATTAAATACTGCACCTCTTAATTTAGATAATGCACCTTGAACATTACCTAATGCTTGTTTAGATTTATCTCGTGCTACTATGTCTATATTAAGTTTTTGATTAGCCATTATTTTAAATTCCTTGCTTCTGCTAGTTGTTGTTTGGTTTTATACTCATCTTGCTCTTTTTTCAAGTATGCTAACCAAAGATTATAATGGCTCATAGGCATATCAAGAACTTCTTGAATTGTTATTTTAAGTCTGTCTGCTATGATTAAAAGCGACCTGATGTCAGGGTCGCTATCTACTTTTTTTCGGCTTCCTCGTAATTAGTGTCTAAAAGTATCTGATTTGCAATAGTTGAAATAACATTAGAGTCTGCTTTCTTTCTTAATGCAAATTTATCTTCTGGGCTAAAGGCTTTTACCATCTCTCCTTTGTCATTTTTGACTTGGAGTTTCATTATAAGTAAATCAACAAGAACAGTTAAGTCTTGAAAATTGCTAGACTTTTTAAAAATAATATTCTTTTCTTCAAGAGTTAATGGCTCTGAATAAAACATACTAGCATTACCATGCTCATCTTTCCATTCAGGAACTTCAATAGTAATAGTTTTAAGCGTTTCGAAATGAGATTTAACTCTATCAATAACTGACATAAATTAAATTATACAGTAGATTTAGTTAAAGCACCAGTTCCTTGAAAAGTCACACTTCT